TAGGACTACCTTTTAATCCTTCTTGAATGTTTAACGACTCAAAATCGGCAAATACATTATACAACGACTTTCTAAAATTATTATTTCTAATAATTTTGTTGTAGTTGGTATTCAAATAAGTTCTTTCAAAAATTTCATAGAAAAATGAAACGTATTCCTTATTTGAATATGGTGTACTATCGAATGGGAATTCAATGGCGTTTGAGCTTATATAATTAGTTAGTTGTGTTTCATTTTCATAATTAACACTAACCACAGGCTTATCCTTCTCTAAAGATGCTTTAATATATTCTTCAACAAATTCTATTTCAGGCCATAACTGATAGTTCCACCCATCAATAGAACTCGCAATTGATGGTTGTCCTGGATATTTTATTTCATATTTACTGTCACCATTTTCATCAATAACCTCTTCAAAATATTGAGGCCAAGGATAAACTATCGATTTGTTTTGTAGTGTACCACCTGTTGTTGTTACCTGATTTAATAGTTTCTTTCCGTCCTCACCAAAAGATTTTTGTGGTGGTATAATAGCCGAAAGTCTTTTCGGATTTGCTCTTTCTTCCCAAGCATTGTCAGCGACCTCATCCATTAATCTATAGAAACCTTCAGCACATGCACAGATAACAGCCAATACATTATTGATTGTTGGATTAAACCCAAGACCTACATCTGATGAAATTATCTTTTTCGCCAATGCCTCAGATAGTTCCTCTTCAATCTTTTTTCTCTTATCTTTAAAAGTATCATCAATTTTAGCCAATTTAGATAAAAACGAACCGTTTTGGAAATGTTTTGTTATAGTATCACCAAACATGATAAACCTAACACCTACTTCTTGTTCTTGAATCCCATCATTAGCAACAACATATTCGTTACTAGATAAATCAAATCTAGCCCTTAGTTTTTGCTCAAATTCTTTAAACTCAGCGCTCGGTTCATTGTTCTCGTCCGTCTCAGGAGGTCGACCATTTCTTAGGGTATATGTTTTTTCATAGTCAATATCATTAGGGTCAGTAATTCTTTTTATAATATCACCTTTTCTAATGTTTACAGGAATCTTCGCTTCCTTCTTTTTATTTTCAATAGTGTAGATACCAGGGTTATAGAAAGTCGGATTATCTTTTAATTTTTTATTGTATTCTTCAATTATAGATTTTAACTCACTAATTGCCTCAATAATTTTTTGTTCATCCAATTCTTTTTTAAACTCATATAATAACGCTTGTGAAGTGTTACTTTTAACTATCTTACTTGAAGCATCCACATATTTTTCAAACCACGAATCTTGAGTGTTAATAAAAACTTTTCTTCTATAATCAGATAAATCATTTTCATAATTAACAATATCAGTTAACACTGACATATCTTCTTTAGAATACGCCTCCATAACATACCTGTTGAAATACTCCAACCTCATCGTCATTTGGTTTAAAGTTATCTCAGGAAAATCCTCATCAATAAGTCCTTTTGTTTTATATAAAGAATAAACCTCCTTTATCTTTTCCATACCTTTGGTGGTGGTTGACGCTTCAATACCCACAGTACCATCCGTTGTTCCGTTGGTATTGTTGTTTACCTCATATGATTTAACATACATGTGTGGTGTAGCATATAGATAATCCAATAGTGTGTCCTGAAGGAAGGCGTGACTTCTTGCAATGAAATTAGTGGTAATCTTATAGTTACCGTCTGAAGGGTCAAAACGTGCGTTAAAGTCTTTTAACATCAACTCTAACTTTATTGCCTTTCCATAATATCCTTTTAACGTAAGTGTGAATATGGGATATGGTAATTGCATAAATGCAGAATATGGTGATTGGTCACCTCTTTCAAATAGTACCCTACCCTGAACGTCTGTCATTTCAATAGTTACGGTAGGTACGAAGGCTGGATTCATTTTAACACTAATACGTGTAATACCTAACAATTGGTTGTCTACCTCATTACCTGACCAAGAATTACCACCGTCTTTACTAAACGGTAAGATTTGGTCAGTCCATGTGGTATCAAAATATTTGTCTTGTTGTTTGTCGGGATTATATTTTTTGTCAAAAGTTTCTTGAGGTGTATTAGAATCTGGTGATTTACCCTCCATGAAGTTAATATTCATCTGAGCTAAACCAATGTTTCTAACACTATCGTCATAATTTGAACCAATAGCAAGCTTGGTACGAGGTATTACTCTTGCCTCTAAATTAGCATAAACCGTTAAGTTTTCATGGTTAACTAATCTTTCGTCAACAGTACCGTCTTCGTTTACGATTTTGTTTGGGTCCACAAGAACCACGTTATCAAAATCAGTTTCAACATATACTTTTTGATTTCCGTAAAACTTACTACCTGCCATAATAGAAGAAATGGTTTTCTAATGCCGCTTTATAATCCTGTATAGAATTTGTTAATGGGAAAGGAATAAACAAAAGACTATTATCAGGTATGTTAGATTCTAAACCACCGTATTGTGGATTAGCCGCCATTATTAACCATCCAAAATAGGGTGACTCGTAAAACTCATAACTTATTTTGTCTAATCTACTACGTCCCGTTCTGTAAATATACCTCTTATCTGAAGGTTTTGAAGGGATATTCACAAAAGGAACAACAGTTTGTTGTCCATTTACTAAAAAATCTCCATATCTATTCCAATACCTCATATCACTTAAATGTCAATTTTACCATTAAAGGTCTTTTTATCACCAATATTCATTAACTTATATAAGTTAGTAAAGAATCCGACTTTGTCAGGGTTATTTTCAGAAACAGGTACTTTTACATAGTTAAATACCCTCTCTTTACCTAACGTAAATGGTGTGTATTCAGCAAATTTGGTAACATCAGGCTTTTTCTTAAGTTCAGATAACCTGTTATTAGATTTAATACTCATGTTTTGGTATATATCCGTTAGTCCTTTTACTGCAGGTACTTCAGGTAATATAACATTATTACCATACCCTTCGGTACCCATAACCAATTCTTCAGTTATTGCTGGCGTACCCGCAACACCAAATACTATTTTATTTACATATTTAACCCACTCTGGCTTCGCCTTTAAATCTTGACCTAATATCGCATCAACAAACTCATTTGGTTTATCACCAATTTCTTTATAACAAACATGCATTAATCTAACAAATGCTGGGTCAGACTTGTAAGGTTCATCAAGAATACTAAAACCATAATTTGCATTATATTCTTTTTGGAAATATTTGTCGGCATTTATAAATAGTTGATTATCCAAATATGCTAAATCAAGACCCATCGTAAAAATGTCGTCATACATTTCTTCATAAGTGTTGTCAGGGACTGGATTTGTTGAAGATATATCCACTTCAGTTGTTGCGGTTAAATCTAATAATATGTTTTTACCATTATTAAGTTGATAACCATCAGTATTTGTTAACACAAAATTTAACCTATCAATATTCCAAACTAAGTTAGTTTGGTTTGAGGATATATCTGACATTACACTCATATATCCGTTGATATATGTTTGTTTTATCTGATTAATCTTATTTACAATATTAGCTTTATACTTTGTGATGTCTTTTTTAGCAAAGTTACTTGTGTTAATATTTTTTAACAGTGGTGACGTACCTCCTGAAATATCGTTAATGGTGTCTGTAAACAATTTATCAACCCTTTCTTGAATAACATTTTCTTGAGGTTTACCAAATAAACCAATTGTTTGTGTAAGACCTGTAAAATATGTTGGAGAACCGTAATACCCCAACATATCACCTTCAAGGTAGTTTCTATCGGCATTAAAGTACGCCATACCATCGTATGAATATTGGTTAGAAATTTCAGTTAATGTGTTAATTATGTTATCGGCATACGCTTTTACCAATGCAGGTGTTTCATCCATTATAACCTTAAATGATGTTGAACCACTTACTGTGTCGGCACCGTTTGATGGGTAAGAAACAAATTGTTGTTCAGCCCTTTCAACACCAATAGTATTACCAATACCAGGTATATCTTCTTGTGTTGTTCTGTTATTTATCCCAAAGTCAGTAGTAGATTCTATCTCTTGCCATATCTCCCTATTTAATTCTTCTCTTTCCTCAGTTACCACTGACCTATCGTCATAAACCTCAGTATTCGCATAGTAGTTAAATGATAAAGCATTTTGTAACCTCGCAACAGGTTCTTTTAGTCCTTGTCCACCAATAAAGTAGAACGACATATTAATAGATGCCAACATCGGTTGTACACCAATACCTTCAGGGTTTAAGTCAAATGTTAATGGTTCGTATTGAATACCTATTTGATTTATGGCAATCTTACTATGGTAAAAATCACCGATTCTTAAAACACAAATAGGTGGCGCACCAAAGGCGGTGTTCTTAGCATTAAACTCGGTAGGTTTACCATCTTCACCAATAACAGGTATTGTGTCACCAGGTCTGATACATTGTTGTAAGAAAGTTAATCTTGAGTTTAACCCTTCAGGGGTTATAGAGTGGAAAGCTGGCTGGAAATATTTAATTTTTTCTTTAATACCATCATACACAAGAGGTGTTGTTTCCTTCATCACATCAAAGTAATCACACTCTGTTAATAATTTTCTTACAATTATTTTAGCCACCTCTTCTTTTTGTCTTATAAAACTTGTAGGGTCTTTAGCAGGTGGTGGCACAGGTTGCGTAGTACCAGTATTTGTAATGATGTCATCTTGAATGATATCTTCCTCTTCGTCAGTTACAGGGTCTGGGTCTGGATATTTTTCAGTTATTTTACTAATCTTAACCCTTCTACATTTCATAGCATCGGTAGAGTAAATTTTATCATTACCCGTCAATTCTTTACTACAATCTGTATCTTCAATTTCAGTTTGTTCACCAACTGGATTATCGTTAATTACTAATTTACCCTTATCTACCCAATCTTGTAACGTATTTTCGTTTTCATCTTTTAATTTTAAGAGATATTGTTTAACACTATTAATTCTTCTTTTAGACAACGCAACGTTATATTCTTTAGTGTTTGGTGATGATGCAGAACCTTTCATAGATATTTCTATTTCTGCACCCGCGTTTAATGCGGTACCTATTTTTTTAACCAAACTATTAATGTTATCCTTAGTTGTCTTAACATTATCATCAAAAAATTTCATCACATCATTTTTATTTGATGCTTTCTTTTTGTAGACACTCTCTAATAAAAGATACTCCGTTAACGATGTTAGATAATCTTCATCGGCAGTTGTGGACGTTTTATTTCTTGGTCCAGGAACATCATTATGAAAGTAGTAAGCAAATTCATAATCCTGAGGAGTGATTTTCTTTGGTTCTTCTTCAACCGCAGGGTCTTTATCACCAGGTATTGGTGTAACTTCTTTTTTAAACTCTGCCTTTACAACCTCAGGTTCAGGGTATGTTGTTATGATATCATATATGTCTTGGTAGGTAAATTGAGGGAACCTCAACGCCAATTCATATATATCATACTTTCGACACCCCGCAAAGAAACTATCCACAATAGCGTTAACCCTACTATTACTTTCATCTTTTAATTCTTTATCAACGATGGCGTTTAATATTGATGGGTGGTCCACAATTATCTTCCATGATAGACTACCCACTCTACTGGTGTTGTTATATGTATATACTGGTTCAGGACGACCCAAAAATTCATTTGAATTCCAATTTGCTGAATTCGTTTCAGAAACGCTCATATCATATGGTGGGAACCACATTATACGACCTCCGTTTGGTCCTCTTTCACAATGTGGTAAGTCTTGGTATGTAAACCCTTTTTTACGTGATGTTCTCCACGCTAAGTTTTCCAATGAGAACATGTATTTTTTCACACCATCTTTACTAAAATCATTACCAGTTAAGTTTGTTGACTCATCACCTCTGATTGGTGCAATATTTAAATTATATGTTCTATCAAGTACTGAATACGTAAACTTACGACCTGATTCAGTAATACCGTCACCTTTTTGTAAATCCGCCATAGAATAATATGGAGTATCTTTAGTAAACACTCTACAATATTCTTTACCTACAATAGCACCACCTTCATCTTTATAAGCAATAACTCTTGAACCTTTTGTTAATTCTCTAGTACCGTCATGAAATACTTTCGATACTTGGTCAATAGCATTACCCACATGTTGTAGTCTCTTAACACCTGTGACCTCATCGGCAGAATTAATTAATTGTTGAGTATTATCTAAAATAGAACCCTTCGTAAACTCATAGTCACCAGCACCACCAACAGATTGATTGGCTTGGAATGTTGTTTGAATACCTGTTTCCGTCCAATCACCGTCAATAGTACCATAGAATTCTGCACCTCTACCAACTTTCTGTCCTGCCGAGTCTTTCCTCTTTGGCGACACCCATGTGAACCCTCCTTGAACTCCACCACCATCATATGTTGATGTTTGGTTTAATCCAAATTTAAACTGGTTTTCTTTTTGTTCGTTTTCGTAAATTTTGGCAACCTCATCATAACCAAAAACTGGTGATTGTGTTTTGTTACCGTCTTGGTCTAATGGTAATGAATCTTGAGGTGCAACAATATCACTAACCTCCTGTTGTGAACTACCAACATAGTAATTTTGTTTTGGTACTTCAGTAAATAAATCAGTTAAGAAATTTTTGTTATAATCAGGTACATACCTGTTCATTGATAACCCCTTAAATAATCTTGACCTTTGTCCACCACCAGTGTTGTCCAAGAATGTTTGCATTCCTGTTTTTTCTGTTGGTAATTTTAGAATTCCTCTCTTATCAAATAAACCTGTAACCGCATTTGCTGCTTGGTTTAATAATAATTGTCTTGGCTCAGTACTAAAATAGTCACCAGGTATCCACGAATATGGTGAATACACACCACTAATACGACTGATAAAATCTAATCCCTTTGCAAAAATATTTTTTGGTACAGATATTTTCCAATCTCTTTCAATAATCGTTTTGTTACCCGTAACAATACCTAATAAATCGTATGGGTCTTGTAATGCATCTATAGCATTTACCCTACCTAATGTTTGTTGATACGTTTCTTGGGCGACCCTATATTCAAATTCAGACTTTAAAGAGTCGGCAGCAATCTTAGCTAAATTAGAGTCTTGAGATAAAGAACCATTGTCACCCTGTGGGTTATTACTGGTTAAAAGACTAAATGCGTTGTATGTTGATGAAATAAATGTGAAATACCCTTCTTTACCTATTAATGCTGTTGATGATGGGTTAATAACATCGTCCACACTTAAAGGCATACCATAACCCCCTTCAGGACCATAAAGATTTTTTACATATGCGTTTTTTGATTCGTCTTCACCGATAACCTCAACCTCAACCGAATCAACCACCGCTTGGTCGTTTAGGTTAAATTCAGTAGTTCCTGGTTCACTATTAGGTACAAAACCATCGCTGTTGTATGGTTGTAAATTCTTAACCAATAACTTCTTTCTGAAGTTTTCTGTTGAATCAAATGATAATGGACTTGGCATCTAATTATTCTTTATACATAAATAGATGCATATATAATTTTATGTTGTTTGTGAATTCTAAATTTACGAAACTCTACTATTCGAATTACTACGGTAGTTGTATGAATTCAAACTATTATTCATTTCTTTTTCTAAATCGGCAATAAATTGTTGGTTGTTGGCCAATGCCCTTCCAAGAACATCATTATCAATACTAGCATTAGTTAAGATATTTTCTAATGAAAGATTTATATCTCCTGAAACCGCTAGTTGTATAGGTTCTGATGAACCACCTGTTGGTGCACCATTCATATTGTTAATTGTTGCATTCTCAATTGCATTGATAGAGGCTGAAGACATACCATTTATTAACTCTCGTTGACCTGCAGTTGCTGATTCACTACTAAGTAATTCTCGTTGACCTGCAGTTGCTGATTCACCACTAAGTAATTCTCGTTGTCCAGCATTAACATTTCTAATAATGACATTACCATTATCAATTTCAAGCCAACCCGTATCTCTAATTGCATCCGATACACTCTCCCATCCTTTTGTCATCGGTTCAATAAGATTTTTATTAAAATCAAAATTTTCTAAAGCAGGTATAAATTTATCTTCAATAGTTTTAGAAAAAGTATTAAGACCATCAACCATTGCACCAACAAAATTATCAGCATCTTCAGGTTCTAATTTTAATTGAGTTGTTACTGTTCCCACAGCATTTACGGCAGATGGTGGAAGATTTATTTCACTTTCTCTCTTTAAAAAACTAGTAGTTAATAAATCTTGAGCTTTACTTATATTTTCACCGAATGTTTCAAATCCTCCCGATTGTATTAAGTTCAACGTTGTAAGTTTTACTAATGTGTCTTGAGCATTTTTAATCTCATCTAAATAACCCATAGAAGTTTTTGCTACATCTAATTCAGACATTTTATTAACATCTAACATTTTTTGTAACTCGGCATAGTCATCACCAACCAATTCATTAAATCCTTGACCTATCTTTTTAATTGAACCGTCAGGCATTGTTATTTCTAAATTACCGTTAGCACCTATCTTTCCTAAACTAGCAATTAATTCTTTTTGTTCTTCAGGAACGTTAAACTCATCAAGTAATTTAAGTTTTTGTGTTCTCTGAGCCGCGTTCATCGCCATTTCACTAAACTCCTCATAACTACGTCCAGCTAAGTTGGCAGCTTCCCTCATACGATACATTTGTGTAACAGGGATATCAAACTCACCCGTCTCTTCATTAAATTGTATGGACGCTGCAGACATTTTAACTAATTCATCCTGTAATCCCGCCATATCGGTTTGAGCCATGTTAAGTAATCGGAATGGGTTTCCTAAATCTCCTACTGCCCCTCCTAACATTTGGAAACCAGCGGCAGTTTCAATTGCTTGAGCAGGGTCTAATAATTTTTCAGCAAAAGATTTCGTAGCACCCATATCAATTCTTAATGCTTGTGCTTGTGCTACCATTTTAGATAATCCGTCAACACCACCCTTGAAGTTATAACCAACCATTAGTTTCAGGTTCTTATTAACTTGGTCCATAAATTGACTAACATTTAACCCATAAGAACGTGCTTCTTTGGTCATACCTTCCATCATCACTAGAGTCTCATCTGTAGTATACCCTAAAGTATCAAATGAAGTTGCCATATCCGCCAATTGTTGTGCGGTCATGTTTGCCGTAAATCCTAATGCCTGAAATCTTGTAATTTGTTGGTCAGTAAAGAAGGTGTTTCTTTGCATCGCAGTATTCAACGCACCAAATAACTCGATGTTTTTTTCAGCATTAATACCTATAAGACCTGTAGATTTGGTTGCCTGAGCAATAACATCTTGTACTTGATTACTAACAACTCTAGTTTGACCTAATGTTTGTCTTACCTGATTAGCTGTTTGACTATTAATTGCGGCTGCCTGATTTATAACTCTCTGTACATCAGTAACACTATTTTTTAGATTTTGGGCAAAGTTTTTTAAACTAATTTCCGCTAACTCTATATTTTCAACAATTGTTTGAGTATCCGCTTTTAAACCTCCGTTATTTTGGAAAAACATATTCTTATTTTACAATAAATATTCTTTAACGAGATTTATTACGTTGTTTTTCGTACTCTTCTTCTCTTTTTGTAAATTCTTCAGATAATTTGTTGATGAAATACTTTCTTTCAAATGTAGGCATAGACATCATATCCGTGTAAGACATATTAACATGCTTACTCAGATAGTAGAACTCATCGAGCATAGTTTTCTTGTAATCAGAAGAAAGGACGAAAAAACTCCGCCCCAAAAGTGATACGTACATTCACTTTTTCTCCTGACGGGGCTGTAACAGTTCTATTAAGGTCTAAACGTGGTTCACAATCTATCATAGTAGTTCTGATAAATTTAGAGTCCATAATAGGTAACGTATTTACAAATGTTGCAATTTTTTCTCTATTAGTATCACCATCAATTGAAACAATGTGTTTTTCTAATCTTCGTGTAACTATTGGTACTGTTACACCTTCTGGATATGAATCTTGTAATTTACTTAACTCATTAGTATCACCAATATTTAAAAGTCTACACAAAATATTACTTCCTGTTTTTGGTAAGTTCATTTCGAAAAGACCCTCGTTATTTGGTTTTATCTTAGGTTGAATAATATTTAATTCGTCAAGTAATACCGTAGTTTCAAAGTCTTTACCTGTTTTAGGGTCTTTTAATTTAAAATTGTAGTCAGAACCAAACGCAGTATTTCTTAAAAATATAAGGATAGCTTCAGCATCTCCATCCAACATTTCATTAACATTAAAATCAGGTTCATAAATTTTATTCTTTAATAATGTTGTCACTAAGTTTTGATTATTACTAGAGGAAAGTAAGATGTTTTCATCCTGAGCAGTTAGATAACCCACCTTTAAAGTTTTCTTTTTGTTTTTATAAAAAAGTCCTTGTGAAGGTAGTGGTACCACATCGTGTGGTAAGTTCATATTGATTTGTCCGTATTGTTGTGATTGGTCCATATTTGTTAAAATAAAAAATCCATAGAGATACAATGACCTCTATGGATTAAATATATGATTGATTGATTTTTAATCAATACTATTTTTATATTAGTAAACCAAAATACATCTATCTGGACGTAACGTCGCTGAAATTGTAGCTAACGCATCATCACTATAACCTAAACTATCAAAATTAACATCTGTTAAGAATGTTCCTTGAAGAATCCACTTCTCCACTGCCACCCCTGTTGGGTCCAACATTTCTAAGTCAATGTCTTTTTTGTATCCCGCAGCATAACCCATACGTCCTGTTACAGACTCAGAGTGTAAACGAACCCACTCCATCAATGCTTGAGAAGCTGATGGACCGATTGGGTCACGGAAAGTAACGTTTATGGTATTCCAAGTGAATCTACCAGCCACATACGTAGATGTGTTTAAGAAAGGTATTTCTGTCGCCCCAATTTGGATGTTTGGTCTTGATGTAGACTCAACGTACCAAGAGTTAATACCTAATGAAGAAGGAAACGATAGGATAAACCTATTTTTTCTTTTTGGTTCATAAGGAACGGGCATTTTCATTAATAAATCAGCCATAGTATTTTGGTTTTTCTGTTCTTTAGTTTATTTTATAATAAATATCAACTACAAAAGTTTTTCTATTTACTTTTTATTATTTTTCGGTAAGTTCCACTAGAAGAAAATAAAAACTAGTTAAAATAATTTAAATTTCTTGTTTATCTCCTCCTTTAGTTAAATAGGTTCTTACTGGTTTATCTTCGTACTCTGAATCTAAAAATGCTTTGATTTTTTCCACATTTCCTGGGTCGTCATCTGAAAACCCAATCATCGGTACGAAATTATTTTTTACATCATTTTTAAGGAACGCTCTTTTTCCAAGTATTTCACTCATCTCTTTTACATAAGCAATAAACTCTCTTAGTGCTTTAATCTTCCCTTCTTCAGGGTTTGATGCTGACCCCTCCCCGTATGTTACAGGATAATATTTACAAAGGTCCAAATAGTCATTAATCATAATTTGGATATCCTTTTCAGTGTCACCCACCATATTACGGTATTTTATTAAGTTTTGTACCAATATTTCTTTACTGATACCGTTATGGTCGGTCACAATATAATTATATATTGCATCTCTTAATACTGACGGTGTATGTCCTCTTGCAGTAATAATTGCAAAGATTGAACCACCGTTAATACATTCAACAAAATCATCCCATGAAGGACCAACAGATGCCATCATAGAATCAATAATGAATGCTTTATCACCTTGTACCCCAAAATTTCTATAAGGGTCATTAGCATAACCAACAATCATTTCACCGTTGTATTCAAAAGGTTCTTTACCAATCAACCCTCGGTAGTCTGCAAAATCCTCAGTAGACATCCCCATTTCTTGGTCATCTTCCGTTAAAACAATGATTTGAGTGGGCATCGTTACGATGTTATCGTCCCAATCAAAAGCATAGTATTTTAAATCAGGACTACCTTCAGGGTCAAATCCTTCACGAAGTTGTTTTTCTTCGTAAAATTCTCTGATGATTCTTTTAATCGACATTATTTTGTTGAGTTTAGTTTTTCAATTAATCTTTCTAATTGTGATTCAGAAATCACAATGTTTTGTGGTTTTTCTGAAAAAGATTTTTTACCATTAGATTTTACATCTAATGTTTCGTTAAGAGTTTTCTTTGTGAATTCCATGTTTGTATATTTATTTAAACGTTTAATAAAGGCTAATGGGGACCACATCGTAGTCCCCATATTATAAATATAATGAGTGATTAAATATCCTCAAATGATGCACCTGTCGGAGTAATTAAGAATTCAATATCAATGAATTCAAGTGCTCTCGTTGGTTTCAAGTAAATCTTACCTGTTAACGTATTAGAGTCTAAATCCTCAGGTGTGTTAGAAACTGTTACTCTAAAGTCAATCAAACCTCTGTCTCTTCTGATACCATCCAAGATTGGGTTAACTGAATCTAAGAACTCTTGTCTAACTTGTTCGTCATTCTGTTCGAACAACAATCTAACAGCTACTGCTGAAATCAGTTTACGAGCTTGTAGTAACAATCTTCTTACGTTTATTCTGTCAAGTGCAGATTCTCTAACCTGTAGAGTTTTGTTACCCCAAATCACTGTACCCACATCTGAGAAGGTTGCGATTGGGTTTAATCTACCCTTATACAAGATATCTCTGTCTTCTTGAGTTAATTTCTTACGTGCTTTAACACCGTTTACTAAACCTCTTGTGTAACCCGCTGAAGCGAACCATGGGAACGCGATGTTATCAGTTAACGCTAAGTTTCTAACAACCTCCGCAGTTGGTGGAATGTAGATTTGAGTGTTATTAACTGAATCTCTTGTTAAAATCCATGGGTAGTAAGTTGCTGTGTAGTTAGAATCAATATCTGTTTCTTCTAAGTTGTCAACCGCTTCTTCAGGATAAATGAAGTTAGTGTCAAAATCACCTAAAGTTGGTACAAACATTTTGTAGTCAGGAGTTGTACAGATATAGATTGAATCTGCTCTGTCCGTCTCAACCATATCAATAGCTTCTTCAACAAGGTTTGAATTATTTACATAATCAACACCTGGTGTTGTGAATACATTAATGTTAACCGCTTCAGGGTTTTTGAATGTATACTGACCCCATAAGTAAGAATAGTAGTCAGTGTTACCCCACGTTAACTGGTCAGGACCTGTAATTTGTTTAAACGCTCCCCAACCTGTTGATGTTGGATAAGTAATAGACGGTGCAGCACCTGCTCTATAACCAGCAGCACCTAACTGATATCTATCACCGTTAGTTCTGTACTCTCTATAGATGTCCCATCCATCAAAACCACCTGAAGGTGCGATTGTAAATTTACGTGAGTTTAATTTGTAATATGGACTTGACTCATCAGTTGGTTCAGTTCTAAACTGTGCAACACCAACTTCAAATGCCGACTGACCTGATGTTGTGTAACCATCAGGGATTGTAACAACTGTTGCTCCTGAATCCATGTGGAAACCTTTTGTTAAGTATGCCCATGATGTTGACTCAGTAGCCGTTTCTAAGTCTGTTGGATTTTGTTTACCTTTATAATTAAAGAAGTCATAATCAATACCCATAGTATTAGAAATACCTAAGTAAGTTTTTCTAACCTTATCACCACCTGACCTTGTTTCATTATCAGTTCCTGTTGAACTACCAAACGGTGGGTTAAAGATAACTTGACCTGGTGTGTAATACTCTGTCTTATATTCTAAGAATGGTGATTTAGCACCTGAATATTGTCTTGTTAAATATCCACGGAAACCACAAGGTAATGAATCGATTGGTGCATCTTCATTCATCTCTAACATGATAAATTTAGATTTTAATTCGAAATCACCGTTAGCTGTACCTATCTTCTTAGCGACAAAACTATTTTGACCTGGGTCCATTGTACAGTTAGTGAATTTTTCAATTACCACAGGATTAGCGTCAGTATCAAAGAAGTCACGAACAACAACATCAAAAGTTCCATTATTAAATGAAATATTGATAATTGAAATTTTTACCTCTCTGTTTGCTGAATTACCGTCAGATACTGTAATAAATTTAAACATATCGTAAACCTTACTACCTCTAAGTTCTGAAACAACATATGGAGTTTCAGGTGTTTGGTAACGGTCTAAGTACCAACCAATACCTGTATTGTTAGTGTCAGTTCTTGCACCTTCTAAAGATAAAAATGAAGTGTTAAGACCTCTAATTTTACCTTTTCTATAACCAATGTTTAACATTGAATGGTAATCTTCTTCTAAGAATAAAGGTACATCGGTACGAGGTTTAGCAAAGTTTGATTTACCAAATACTTTAGATATGTAATTTGAACTTGATATGTTAAACGATGTTTTAAACGTAAATGTATCACCATCAATTGCAGTTGCATCAATTGCGAATGTTGCAAATGGATTTTTAGTGATTGCCGAGTATGGACCTGATGAATCAATAGACGCATCGGTTAATCCTGATACCTCATATACAGGACCATCATCATTTGAATATGTTGCAATACCTCTAGAACGTAAAGTTGCAACTACTAAATCATGGTACTCCGCAATAGGTGTACCTGAGTATGTAGTAACATATACTTCTGCAGTTCCTGTATATATTAAACCACCTGTGTTGTTTAATTCAGTTACAATCATACCAAATCCCGAACCACTATATACATCACTAGATTCACTAAATAATGAATAGTACCAAGGGTCATTAGTTGAGTCATCTAAATCGTTATCTTCAAAACGAATATCATCTACTTCAAATACGTTAGTACTTGCAGTGTATGTTGAAGGGGTTGCAGCACTAACACTTGCATATGTATCAGCACTTACCGCTCCCCAGTAATAACCTGTGGAACCTGAAGATGATTGTTC